AATTTGAACGGAACAAAGTTTTCGTTAACCAATATCAAAGTGTCAGCGTTTTGCGTAAAATACAGCTTGTTCATGTCAAAGCTCGACGCGCTGTACAACGTGCCAACACTGTAATCTAAGTAGTCATTTCCACTGCCGTTAATATTGGTGAGCAATGTCAAGCCGGCGTAAAACCTAAACCTAATAGTGGTAGCGCTATTAAACGCGCTAGCAACAATCATGAAATTCTGTGTGGTACTGAATTCAAATGGTATTAGAGCCGTGCCATTTTGTGGATTATCAGCAGTGATGTCCTGCAAAAATCGCAAGCCAGGTCGCCGGCTGAAACCACCCTGCGGCTCAAACAAAACATTATCAGCGGTATCCACAGAACTGTAATACTGTTGCAAATCAATCCGCGCTCGTAGCAGCGGGTCGAGCTCACCAACGGTAAAATTCGACTGGAATTGCTGTACTCTGCTCATCTTACATCCGTCAGTAAATAGTCGCCGACTACTGACGGTGTTTGGCCACCAGCGTCGATATTAGCAGCTTGCCGGAAAAAACCGCCTCGCAAACCTTCAGTCGGGCTTCCCAGCGCTACGGTGCGCCAATATTCTGATTTTGTTGTTTGGTCTGTAATAATTTCGGCTAGATGCCAAGCCATCTGATAAGCCAGCAATGTTACAAAGTATGTGGGCATATTGCCCTCAGAAACGGCTTTCTGATAATCGATATGTATTTCTTCGGCATCTGTCATCAATACTGAACCGCCAGCTGATGACTGCGCTATCTCCCAGAACTTGTATAACTGTCCGCCAGCCGCCGATGTAACACGGACAGCCCGTGGCACACCGAGAAGCATATCATTTGGCAGAAAGTATTGATAAGTCCACTCATTGTTCGGTGTCGTTGTATCTCTAACCAGTTCTATTTTTGCAACAGTAAATGACCACGGGTACATGCCCATAGTCGAAAACTTAACCTCATCATATATGGTGTCACATGCGACAGCCGCTGGTGTCCCGTCACTGAATGAGGTAATTACATCGGACCCAAGTAAAAGCAGGGCTTTGTTGCAAACGCCTACGTCAGTATCGCCAGCAGCCATTTACACCTCCGCAAGAGAAGAGGGGGCGGTTTCCCGCCCCACTCGATTAGTCAGAGTCAGTCATCGCGACGGTTGTTCCGTCGGTGACATCAACTACGGTGCCAGTATTAGAGGCCACCATAACGATGCTTAATGTTGGTGTGTTGCTGTCATGAACAAAAATTACATCACCAACCGCAACCTCTTGGGCAACGGAGTTGAAGTAACCTTCAGTGTTGACAGCAGCAATCGCATCAGCCGAGGTGTAGCACCACATTTGCGGAGCTGTGCCTTTTTTAGACTGACCACCGATTGGGTTCCAACCTGTTCTTGAAAACGCCATGTCAGCCTCCTTTAGCTTTCGTCACAAATGACATCAACGATACCGTCAACATCAATCGCACCAGCACCCATAGACAACATCGCGGTAATCAAGAACGACGTTTTTTCTGGGATATAGTTGATTTCTGTTTTCGGCGCGATGCCAACGGCACAACCGAGAGCTGAGCGGTGGAACGCAAAGCAAGTACGGTCGTTTGTTGAGAGTGGCAGGCCGCCCTCATCACGGTCACCAATCATATGGAAGGTGAAGCCCATCATCTGATTGATTTGGCCGCCTACGAGAGCCTGAATCTGTTGATAATCTCCAGAAATGGCTCTCTCATCACCGAGTAATCCAGCAAGGTTGTTAGCATGAATTACAAAATGACGGTCCGTCACCGGCACATTTTTCGCATCCAAAGCTTTTTTGGCTGCGATGATTTTACCAACATTGAGGTTAGATGCGGCAGCAGAACCAGAAGTCACAACAGTTTTTGCCACTGTTGAGCCGGCTGATGCAGCGTCCAAAGCATCAATGATGATTTGGTCTTCACGACGTCCGATAGAATTCCCAACTAGTTGAGCAAGCTCTTGACGCTCGTCGAAGTTCACCTTGGCTTGGTTGAACACGTCCGAGTACTCGGCAGCCACATAGTCAGTAAGGCTGACGGACACTTGTGAAAACGTGCCGTTGATTGGGACGACATCAGTTTGAGGTGAACGAACAGACGCCTGGCCTGTTCCTACTTTCGGAAATTTTACGGTGTCTCCGACAACACCAGTACGCATACGCGCAGTGCCGCGAAGCTGAGCAGCGGCCTGATAGGCCTGGTGTACCTCAGCATCAAATAGCTGCACAAATGCGGGTGAAAGGTTCGTGGACATTTTTCACTCCTCAATTGAACCAAAACAAAACTTGCGCCTTGATAGGTTGTCGGGGAGTGCCCCGGCCTCTGGCTTCGCTGAACGTCAGCGCCCGGTGGATTTCTCCACGCCAGACCGGCCCATTGGGTTATCAGTCCATCTCAAGATATACTACAAGCTGTAGCTTGTAAACACCCCAGATACATCATCTAGGGTGTGTACGTTTAACCGTAGCGTTTTTGAAACTCAGCCTCTACCTTTCTTTGGTAATTAGGGTCTGAGCCATAACGTGGGTCAGCCATCATAGCTTGCATATGGGCTTTGAAATCTTCTTCAGATTCACCAGCCTCTGCAACATCAGCAATCGGTATTTGTGATAGGTCACCAGACATTTGACGTACCTTTTGCATCATGCGCTGTCCTATTGCTGTGCCACCCCAATAGTTAAGTTCAGCGCGTTCTTCTGCTGAAATTATACCTTTTCGCTCCAAACCATCGGCCCATTGGATGTTGGACTTAATGATAGCGTCAGCATTTGCGCCAAGCGCTTTGCGTTCCTCTTCATTACTCCGCGCCATATTGAGTGCTGTTTCACCACTAATACCAGTAATTGTTTCAGCCAGTTCGCTGAAAGCTGCCTGGTTGATGCCATGCCGCTGTGCCCATCCAACATAGGCCTCAGCGATAGGGTCTTCCAAATCATAGCCGGCATCTGTCAATACGGTCGTGTCATACTCACCGTTGTCTGGCGCTTTGTGTTCACCCGCATGAAACTTTTTTTCCAGCTCATTGTAGCTGTTGACCATCGCTTCTAGGTCCGGCCCTTCCTTTTCATCCCAGAACTTGCCTGGGAACCACTCTGGCCTTTCGTAGATTTCGTCCTCATCCGAGACCTCAGACGGCTGCCCGTCCTCCGCAAGGTGGGGGATGGCTTCGTCGTTTTCATTGGTTTGTTCCTCCGCAAGAGCGGCGGCGGCCATCAATCCATCAGGAGCCGACGCTTCTGCCGGTTGTTCCTGAGTTTGCTGGTTATCGTCAACTTGGCTCATTTGCTCGTTTTACCCTTTGTTCTATCTCACGCACTATGCTGTTCTGGCCCTCCCGTGCGTACCCAAAGGAAGGCTCAGCGCCCGGCACCCATGCCGGCTGTTCAATGGTTATAGACCGCAAGTGCTCTAACACTTTTTGTCCAGCCTCACTGGTAAAGCAGCGCTTGAATTGAATATCCAGTTCGCGTTGCAAGTCTACATTTTGCAGTCTGATAGGCTCGGTTGACGCATCAACACCGTCCCAACCTGGCTCATTGATGCTTCTTATTTTTTCTGCTTGTGACATTATTCAGCCGCCTGTTCCTCTGGTGCAGCCATCCCTTGCTGTTCCATAGCCATCTGAGCCGCTTGCATCATCTGTTCTTGCATAGCTTGCCTTTCTGCTGGCGTCGTTCTCAAACTAGCGGGTATGCCAAGCTGGTCAGCAACATAGTCACCAACAGCCTCCATACGCAAAAGCATCTGACCTTGTGGACCGAACGATTGGGATATCTGCATAAATTGCATGACCTCGTTAACTTTTTCCATGTTGTTTGCCATCGCTAGAGGGCTAATGGGCACAACATTTACCTCTAGTCCGTTTACCTTCAATGGCAGTTCTATCATGCCCATCTCATCCATGAGCTCTAGGCTGCGCCGGACAATCGGAAACATGGTTTCGCTGATAAGCCTTCCAAACGCGCTACCAAGGTTTTGGGATAGCTCAGACAGCTTAGCATTGATTTCTGTAGCTGACCGGGCGCTCATATTTTCTGGCGTCAGGCTTTCATCAAGCAATGCCTTCTTGATGTTTGTTCGTAAGTCGTTTGCCACAATCTGCGAGAGGTTGGCGTCCCCAGACCTCGGCAGCGGAGCAAGGGAGGGGCCCCGTGGGCCACCATTTGACGAAACGCCAATGACGGCACCAGGAACAATGCTGATGGTCTGGGGATTGAGAACGCCGTCATCAACAGCAGTGAACACGCCGCCAATAGAGATGCTTGCATTTTTCAGCGTCAGTTCAACAACCTTGTTTAGCGTTTTAACATCAGGCAAAGCATAGAGCACAGGCCCACGACCGTAGCGCTCATTGCTAGCTTTTATGTAACGGCTGACCACAAACGGAAAACTTTTAAGGTTTCGATGTACAATTTTATGGTCACCCTCAATCGTCATCAAACAGTAGTAAATATCACCATGCTCAGTGTAGGTCGCTTCTAACAACTCTACAGCTTCGGTGGGCTCTTCTTCATATTTGGATATCAATTCGTCAGGCATTTTTGCATCGGGCCACTCTAGCTCGATAACACGGAATGGTCGTTTGAACTTGCGATACACCGTATCAACATTGCCATTCGGCCCTTCCTCAAAACAAACATGATAACTAGGGATAGCCGTGTAGCGTATCGGTGTGACATCATCGCCCGGCTGTATCAGCATGACCGCTGTGCCAACGGCTAAGTCTAGCAAAAACTCACCCATGGCTAAGTCGAACCCTGATTGATTCATCACTCCGAACATTCGGTCTGTGTAAAAATCTAGCGTTTGTTGCGCTTCAATCTGGTTCTGCTTCGGTATCTCGTTGCCCGGTTGCAACCGGCACCAGGGCCGCTGGGGAGGAAACAGGCTCGACTGGATGCGATTTGCGAACCGGGCAGTTGAGTGAATTGCGGTTGAATCAAACACGCGCTTCATTTTGTTTTGACCAGGCACTGCCTGTTCATAATAACCGTCGTACAAATTTCGCATTGGGAGGGCGTACTCATACGCCTCTTCGTAAATCGCTCTCCAATGTTCTTTGTGCGTTTCGGCTTTTTTGAAACGCTTCTTCAGCTCTTTTACAGATAATTCAGCCATTTAAGCCTTCTTGTGCCTGTTTGCAAAATTCCGTGCCGCTTCTACGCTACCGAAACCCCAAGCTTTGAGTGCTAATGCCTTTCGGGTAGGGCGGCCCTTGTCATCCTTCATCGGCCCTTTCATGCCAGCAAACCGCGCCGCAAACGACACCCTGCGAGGATTGGTGCCAGATTTCACCGGCGCTTTTAGGTTCCCACCCTCTTTGCGTTCGAAATGACGCCGGCCAGCTTCATTAAGGCCGCCTTTTGGGTTTTGGTGTTTTTTAGCCACCATAGGCTTTAGTCTTCTTCTTCCCGTATTTCTTCGCCGCTGCCTTCCGTACTTTCGTCGTTTTGCTGTCCATCTTCTTGGACATTGCGGTCTTCGCTCCTTTGGCTCCGTACATTATCAGCCTCCAAGTATTTCGGGTTCCTCCGAAACCGTTGCATGTTATCCTCTCGGGTTTCTACCAGCACCAAGGCTTCTGCCGAGAGTTTCACGCGCAGCATCAACTGCTGCTGTTGGGTCCAGTGTGGTCATCAGAGTTGACCTACCAGCTCTAGCTGATTTTCTAGCCGCCAACCGACGGCGTGTATCAACTTCAGCCCTCTCAGTTCTTTCCTCATTAGCGGCCAGTCGGCGCTCAACATTTGGGTCGGGGGCAGGGGGGGCTTTTGGCTTTTTGAAAAGATTGCTCATGTAAACATCCTCGCATACATCCAATAATCAGAACCATCAGGCCCGTAATGCTGCATCAGGCCTTCACGATTAAAGTAACATCTGTCAGCCCACCTGACAGCGCGTTCATTTTGCGTATGGACCGTGATTTGTAGTCGTTTTATTCCTATTTCGTTTGCAGCGTACTCAAAAAACCTCATGGAGGCGCGGTGCATGGCGACTGTTTTTCTGTCTATATTTTTCGAGGGCATTAGCCAGGCTTCGGCTACACCTGGCCATAAATTCCATAGCCCAAACATGGCATACACGATGCCGTCACTAATTGCGGAATAGGCCATGCCGGTGGCTGCGTAGGCCTCTATGTGCTCTTGATACCCGTCAAACAGTTCGAGGTTTGTTTTATCAAAGTCGTTGAGGTCACACAGATACAGATGGCTTGGCTGCCACTCCACGATTTTATTGCGCGGGAAGTCCATACGCATGACGCGGTTTAGTTCTTCAAGCGAAAACATCAAAATCTAGCACTTTTGCCGTAGTAGGCCGGCCCCCTAGCGGGGTAGGGCGTTTAGTCATAATTTTGTGCTCCGAGCCTAGCAAGCAGTAGCCAGCCGCATCGCCAACGTGGGAGTGTTCATTTTTGTTGGGGCTGTCCCTGAATCTTGCTTGGCCAGCTCCTATGGCTACCCGCTTGAAATGATACCCACCGCCCAGGCTCTTTCTGAGCCGCAGGCACCGGCGATCGACCACAAAGCCAGGCTTTCCGTCTATGAGCCGGCCCATAGGGATAGCCAGGGCTTC